GTGCGGACACATGGGAGGAAAAGTTCTTGTACCAACTAGAGAAGCAGTCAACAAACTTGTCGCGGCTCGTCTGGCTAGTGATGTGCTGGGCGTGCCTACTGTTCTTTTGGCCCGAACAGATGCTGAAGCTGGTAACCTTGTTACTAGCGACGTTGATGAGCGTGATCGTCCTTTCCTCACTGGCGAGCGCACTGTGGAGGGTTTTTACAGAACCCGCAACGGATTTGAGCAAGCACTGGCCAGAGGAATCGCCTACGCACCCTACGCAGACCTTATCTGGTGCGAAACCGGAACCCCTGATCTACAATTCGCGCGGCGTTTTGCTGAAGGAATACACAAACACTTCCCGAACAAGATGCTAGCTTACAACTGTTCGCCAAGTTTCAACTGGAAGAAGAATCTAGACGATGCTACCATTGCCCGGTTCCAGCGTGAACTAGGTGCCATGGGCTATAAGTTCCAGTTTATCACTTTAGCCGGCTTCCACAATCTTAACTATCATATGTTTGATCTAGCACATGGATATGCTAGACAAGGTATGTCTGCGTTCGTGGAATTGCAAGAAAAAGAATTTGCTGCTGCTGATAGAGGATTCGAAGCAGTCAAGCATCAGCGAGAAGTAGGAACCAGCTATTTTGATCGAGTGACCACTACAGTAGAAGCAGATGCCAGTACGCAGGCACTCAAAGGATCGACCGAAGAGGAACAATTCCATTGATAACTGAAATCATATACACTCTAGTAGTCACACATATGACCATAGTATGTGTGACGCTGTACCTGCATCGTGGCATCACTCACAGAGGAATCACATTTCATCCTGTGCTGGAGCATGCCATGCGATTCTGGCTGTGGCTGACCACGGGCATGATAACAAAGCAGTGGGTGGCGGTACATCGACTGCATCATCAAAAGTGTGAACAGCCCGGAGACCCGCATAGCCCTCATGTGTTTGGTATCTGGCGAGTGATCACGCAAGGAGCATGGTTGTATGCCCAAGCAGCTAAAAATCATGACATGGTCAATGTCTATGCGCCGGATGTGAAAACAGACTGGATAGAACGACGATTGTACACTCCCCACAATTGGTTGGGCATCATGGTCATGCTGGCCATAGATCTGGCACTGTTTGGATGGACCGGACTGATCGTATGGGGGGTGCAAATGATCTGGATTCCGCTGACAGCCGCAGGCATCATCAATGGTCTGGGCCATTGGTGGGGGTATCGTAATCATGCTACCAAAGATCACAGCCGCAACATCATGCCGTGGTGCATATTGATCGGCGGCGAATCTTTACACAACAATCATCACAACGATCCAGCCAATGCCAAACTCAGCCACCGTTGGTGGGAGTTTGATTCGGGTTGGATGTGGCTCACAGTATTTAGATCCATGGGTTTGGCAAAACTGCGTACCTAATCTGTTGCGATGTTGTGCAATACGTCGTATAATCAATCAACTATCCTGGAGGAAATCAAATGTCAGCAAGAATGTTCTCAGCCGAACAAAAGGCCAAACTCACACAACTGATCAACGAAGGCATGCAAGTCATGATGGAAGTGGAGACGCTCAGCGAAGGTCTCAACGATACCGTCAAAGCCATTGCCGAAGAATTAGAAGTGAAGCCAGCTATCCTTAAAAAAGCGATCAAGATCGCCCACAAGGCCAAGCTGGGTGAGACTAACAAAGATCACGAAGAACTAAACACCATTTTAGAAACTGTAGGAAAAACGCTTTGAATGATGCATTAAGAAACATATTCACATGGATACAAGATGACTGGGCGAGCAATCGATTTCGTTTTTGTGTTGAGGTTTTGGCTTGGGCTATCAGTATTGGGTGCAGTATCACTATGGCACTCACCGTACCAACACCTCCTCTCATCATACTTTACCCCATCTGGATTCTTGGTTGTGCTATGTATGCTTGGGCTGCTTGGACACGTCGCAGTTTTGGCATGCTGGCTAACTACCTGCTGCTCGTCACAATCGACACTGTTGGATTGACCCGAATGCTATGGCAGTGATCGCAAACATACTGGGCTATTGGGTGGGCATGGCCGTGGCCATGTGGACCTTGATGTACGGTGCACTGACCTTCGCTCGAGCTTGTGAATTCATAGTAGATCGTTTGTTTCGTTAAATAATATTGTCTCGCCGGACATGAAACGGCATGTAGAGTGGTGCAAGCTAGAAATTGCACAGGAGAATATATGAGCTATGTAGACGCGATTTTTGATCGCGATAAAGACCGCATCCACGTGGTAGAAAGAGTCAACGGACAACGGCAGTATCGAGAATATCCTGCAGACTATGTGTTCTACTATGACGATCCCCGCGGCAAATTCCGCACCATTTACGACACCCCGGTGAGTCGATTTGCCACTCGCAATTCAAAAGAATATCACAAGGAACTGCGCATACATTCAGGCAAGCGCCTGTGGGAAAGCGATATAAATCCTATCTTTCGCTGCCTAGAGTCTAACTATCTTGGTGCCACATCACCCCGATTACAAACTGCATTTTTCGACATTGAAGTAGATTTTGATCCGGTGCGTGGCTTCAGCCGACCAGAAGATCCTTTCAACCCAATCACGGCTGTAACAGTATATCTAGATTGGCTGCAAAAATTAGTTACCTTGGTGATACCTCCCAAGAGCATGAGTTGGGAAACAGCTCAAGAGATTTGCGAGAAATACGAAAACTGTTTTTTGTTTGAACGAGAAGAAGATCTGCTGGGCACATTCCTAGATCTAATTGACGACGCGGACATCCTGTCAGGTTGGAACTCAGAAGGCTTCGACATTCCCTACATGGTCATGCGTACAGCTCGCGTATTGAGCAAAGATGACACCAGGCGCTTTTGTCTCTGGGGACAGATGCCCAAACAAAGAACATTTGAAAGATTTGGTGCAGAGAATCTCACCTTTGATCTTCTAGGGCGAGTACACATGGATTACATGCAGCTCTATCGAAAATATACCTACGAAGAACGCCACAGCTACAGCCTGGATGCCATCGCTGAATATGAACTGGATGAGCGCAAAACACAGTACGAAGGCACACTGGATCAGCTGTACAACAAAGACTTCCACAAATTTATCGAATACAACCGTCAAGACACACTACTGCTGAACAAGCTGGACAAGAAGCTGAGATTCCTTGATCTAGCCAACGAACTGGCACATGACAACACAGTTCTGTTACAGACCACCATGGGAGCTGTAGCAGTTACCGAGCAGGCTATCATCAACGAAGCACATCAACTGGGACTTATCGTCCCCAATAGAAAGGGCAAGGATGAACACGGTGACACGCAAGCGGCAGGTGCCTATGTTGCTTTCCCCAAACGGGGCATGCACGACTGGGTTGGAGCGATCGACATCAACAGTCTCTATCCCTCGGCTATTCGTGCCCTCAACATGGGACCCGAAACCATCGTCGCTCAACTCCGGCCCATAATGACCGACCGCTATATTGCGGAAAAAATAGCCTCGGGTAGCTCCTTTGCTGATGCGTGGGAAAACATGTTCGGTACATTGGAATACACCGCTGTGATGGCAGGCGAAGTAGGTACAGAGATTACCATTGATTGGGAATCAGGAGAAAGCACTGTGCATTCAGCCGCCGAAGTCTGGCGCTTGGTGTTTGACTCAAATCAACCTTGGACTCTCAGTGCCAATGGCACCATCTTCACATATGAGCGCAAGGGCGTGATTCCGGGCCTGCTGGAACGTTGGTATGCCGAACGCAAAGAAATGCAGGCTAAAAAGAAAGAGGCCGAAACAGATGAAGACAAAGCATTTTGGGACAAACGCCAACTGGTCAAGAAGATTAACCTTAACAGCCTCTACGGGGCCATTCTCAACCCCGGTTGTCGTTTCTTCGACAAGCGAATTGGTCAGAGCACTACTCTCACTGGACGAATCATCGCCCGACACATGGACGCTTATATCAATGAATGCATCTTCGGCACGTATGACCATGTCGGCGACGCCATTATCTATGGAGACACTGATAGCTGTTATTTTACAGCCTGGCCTGCCATACGAGACGACGTTGCCGCGGGACGCATGGAGTGGAACAAAGAAACCTGTGTTCACTTGTATGACACTATCGCCGACCAAGTCAACGCCAGTTTCCCTGCTTTTATGGAACGGGCCTGTCATTGTCCACGGAATATGGGAGCCCTTATCAAAGGCGGACGAGAGCTGGTGGCGGAAAAAGGTCTCTACATTAAGAAAAAGCGTTATGCGGTTCTTATCTACGATCTAGAAGGTGCTCGGCTGGACACACACGGCAAGCCTGGCAAGGTCAAGGCCATGGGCCTGGACCTCAAGCGATCAGATACACCCAAGGTTGTGCAAGACTTCTTGAGCAGTTTACTACTTGATGTACTAACAGGCTGTACCAAAGAGCATGTGTACGACAAGGTGCGTGACTTCAAGATTGCATTCCAGGAAAGACCAGCTTGGGAAAAAGGCACACCCAAACGTGTGAACAATCTCACCAAGTTCACCCGCGATGAAGAACGACTGGGGCGTGCCAACATGCCCGGCCATGTGCGAGCTGCCATGAACTGGAACAATCTCAAACGCATGATGGGCGACAATTACTCAATGGCCATCGTGGATGGTATGAAAACCATTGTGTGCAAGTTGAAAGACAATCCTCTAGGATTTACCAGCGTGGGATATCCCACAGACGAGCTGCACATTCCGCAATGGTTCAAAGAGCTGCCGTTTGATGATGCCACCATGGAGACCACTATCGTGGATCAAAAGGTAGAAAATCTTTTGGGTGTGTTGGAGTGGAAGATCGCGGAAAATACAGATATCGCTACCACGTTTGATTCATTGTTTACTTGGGAGTAAGCAGGTGTTGGATAATCTACCAGGTCTTGTAGAATTGCGAAATCTGTTGGCCGACGAAAGCAACATACGTTCGGCAGCCGATCAAGGCCAGGCGCTGCATCGTCATGCTCAACAGATGCTGGGATTGAGCTCGACACACACCGCTGTTGATCTAGTAGATCTATGCCAGCAGTCGGCCGAGCTATTGCGTCAGATTCAACAGAACATGCGAGATCTGAAAGAACGAGTGCAACAGGAAATACACGATCTCGCACAGCAGGTCACAACAGAATCTTATTTTGATGCTCATCTTGGAATTGACAAAGAAACCAGACAAACATGGACCATACAGCAGAGTGCCATGGAAGAACTGGTCAGCGAATTCAACGCACCAGATCTGTGGAAATATCCTGTTGCCTGCATCAACATACAACATCGTGGAGTGCTAGACATGTTGATACCTGCGGGATTGATCTATCTCGTGGATACCGATCCCACTCTATTAGAGCATGCGCTGGACGACGAAGATCGTATGGTGATGGCTAGAATCAAGCCGCATCGTTTGCAAGGCTGGACTCACATGGATTTTTCCGAGAACATCACTCGTGTGCGAGCCAATCTACGCTGGGGCTTGCCGTTGGGACAAATGAGCCACGTGATCTGCTGGAACTTGTTTGAAAGATTCACCTATGAAGTAGCTGCGAAGAATCTCTCAGTCATACGACAACTGCTCCGCCCCGGCGGCAAGGTTGTGTTCAGTATAAATGATGCTGACAGCGTGGTGGGTGCGCAGGCTGTGGCCGGAAATACCAGCAGTTACATGACTCAAGGTTTGGTAAGTCAACTGGTGGCCACAGCAGGACTAGAACTAGTATCCTGTCGTGCAGTAGAAGGCGACAATGTGCGCATGGTTGTGGCCAAAATGCCAGGAACTCTCACCAGTTTGAAAACACACATGCCCAGAGGATTGATAAAAAAATCCTAAACTAATCATTGACGATCTAAATAAGATCATGTTAAACTCATCTAACCTATCAGGAGAACATATGAAAGACTACTTACAAGACATCGTGCAACACACGCACAGCCTAGGAATCATTGATTTGGTCAAGGTAACCGGCAACGACCAAGAAACCGTGATCGACAGTATCGCCGAAGATCGCAGCGTGATCGTTCAGGCCAAGTTCAAGAATCCTGTTCCGGAGTTCGTAGGAGTGTTTGGCATGCCCAACCTCGGCAAACTCAATACCATCTTGAACATTCCCGAATACAAAGAAGATGCCAAGCTCAGCATCAACACACAATCTCGCAACAACGAAGAAGTGCCAGTTGGCATCCACTTTGAAAACAAAAACGGCGACTTCAAGAACGACTATCGTTTCATGACCAGCGAGATCATCAACGAGAAACTCAAAAGCGTGAGGATGAAACAGGTCAAATGGAACGTGGAATTCAACCCCACGGTAGCCAACATGCAACGCCTCAAGTTCCAGGCCAGTGCCAACTCAGAAGAAACCACGTTCGTGGCCAAAACCAATGGCACCAAGCTAGAGTTTTACTTTGGTGATCACTCTAGCCACGCCGGTGACTTTGTGTTCCAGGACGGCGTGTCTGGGTCTTTGACCAAGGGTTGGAACTGGCCGGTGAGCGCAGTAATCGGAATCCTAGGGCTAGCAGGCGACAAGAGCATGAAGATCAGCGATGAAGGCGTGATGCAGATCACCGTGGATTCGGGCATCGCTGAATATAACTATCTGCTACCAGCACAACAGAAATGATAGCCAGTCTTAACAATGGGCCAGGGGTGATGGTGACCGGGGGATCCAATGGACCTTGGGTGGATCTTTCTCGCCCCAGTGCAGGCCTAGTACGCTACAATGGCAACACTATGGAAGTGTATGATGGCAACAACTGGCTGTCGATCAGCTCTCATGCAGAAGTACAACTGGATCCTGAAATTCGACGAGTGGTAGACTGGGCTCGTAAAAAAATGGCCGAGGAACATGATCTCCAGCGCCGATTAAAACAGCATCCTGGCCTGCGAGATGCATACGAAAAATTCAAAGTCATGGATGTGCTCACATTGGAAGAACGTCAGGATCACGGAGAGGTACAAGCAAGCCCATGAGTCAAGACAATCTAACAGCCAAGCAAAAAGATTATGCAGTATTCCTGCCGGCTATCTCGGGCTTCTATGCCACATTCATAGGCAAACAGCGTGATCCTGTAAATGGACCTTATGTGGATCCTGCCAGGATGCCCAATGGGGTCAAAGATATGGAACAGATGAACTGGCTCAATAGTCAAAAGGGTTTGTTTCCGTACAAGTGGAGCCTGTATTCAGGTGGTCATGCCAATCTAGATCTAAACAAGCAAGATTGGTCAGAAGACATGGTGCGTAATCGCGAACCTGGCACATTTATACTTGGTGACTCGGGTGGATTCCAAATTGCCAAGGGCTTGTGGGAAGGCGACTGGAAGGCCAATTCAGGTTGTCCTCGAGCGCAGAAAAAGCGCGAGATGATCCTCAAGTGGTTGGACACTGTGGCTGACTATGGTATGATCCTTGACATCCCTACTTGGGTCATCCACGACAAGAAAGCATCAAAGGCTTGCCAGATCACTACACTACAAGAAGCTGTAGATGCCACCAAGTTCAACAACGAGTATTTCATCAAGCACAGAAAAGGTGTCCGAGAAGGTGGCGCCAAATTCTTGAATGTTTTGCAAGGTGACAATCATACGTCGGCTGACGAGTGGTATAACATCATGAAACATTACTGTGACCCTGCTCAATACCCAGATCGTCACTTTGATGGCTGGGCCATGGGCGGACAAAACATGTGTGACGTGCATCTTGTACTCAAGCGTCTTGTGGCTCTGCGCCATGACAATTTGTTGCAGGAGGGGCGGCATGACTGGATGCACTTCCTGGGCACGAGCAAACTTGAATGGGCTCTGTTGCTCACCGATATCCAACGTGCTGTGAGAAAATACGTCAATCCTAATTTTACCATCAGCTTTGACTGCGCAAGTCCTTTCCTGGCCACAGCTAACGGGCAAGTATATCATCACATTGACTTACCGCACAATGACAAATGGTGTTATCGCATGAGTCCTATCGTGGATGACAAGAAGTATTCGCAGGACAACAGGCAGTTTGGACCAGCTGTGATCGCAGATGGATTGATCAATCATTTTGATGAAAGCCCACTGAGTCAGCACCTACGCATGCGAGACATCTGCTACTATGGTCCCAACGACACCAACAAACTGGGCAAGATTGGCAAGACATCTTGGGATTCGTTTTCGTATGCTCTGCTCATGGGCCACAATGTTTGGATGCATATCGAATCGGTACAACGTGCCAACAGAGAATATGATGCTGGCACATGGCCCAACATGATGTGGAATGAACGTGGCGATCATGCCCGATTCCGTGACATCGTGGATGCCATCTTCGCCACACCGGATCGTGCAGAAGCCGAAGCCATCATCGAACATTACAGCAAGTATTGGATGGACATCGTGGGCACCCGTGGATTCAAAGGCAAGAAAACCATGAATGCCAACACGCAGTTCAACGCTCTTTTTGAAGTGATCGACGAAAGCAACGAAGAAGTGCAAGAGGAAGAACTAGACCAAAGTAAACTGGAAGAACTCGAAACCGCCATTGGAGGATGATTCATGTACGAAGGCCGTATCAAACATCTGGAAGAACTGCACAGAATTTTGGACAAACAAATTTCGGACATGCTCCGAAATCACCCGCATGTGGAAGAATCTAAGGTTGCAGAAATGAAGAAACAGAAGTTACAATACAAAGACGAAATCTCTCGATTGCAACGACTGCAATGGGAACATGATCACGAAACCATTAACTACGACGACGACAGATGAAAACCTTTTACAGATGGATGTTTCAATATGCTAGAGACAGATTGGAACGACCAGAAAAACTTTCAAAAGGGGAAGCCATGCAAATCCAACATGCGGTGGTATCAGACCGAGGAATGAACAGTGACGCCGATCTCAACTTCCGCATGTACAAGGCCGAGAATGGTCATGTGATGGAAGTACGACATTACGATCGACGCACCGACCGGCACACAAACAAACTGTATCTAATCACCGACGACCAAGATCTTGGCGCAGAAATTTCCAAGATCATCACGGTAGAAAGCCTGAGGACCTAATGGAACGACCCGGACACGAACAAGTGGATTTCTTCGTAGGACGAGAAGTAGAACATTCACCAGCATACGGCATGCGCACGATGTTCGTGGTGGGCCTGCATGATCCCACGCAGATCATTGGCTGGGCACAACATTGCGAATGCCAACACATTTATTTTGGTGCCAACCAGAGTTTTCCTAACCCTGCTATCAACGATGCTGAGACCTGGCTAGCTTGGGAAAACATGATCAAGGCTGCTCTGGACTCTGGTGCCTGGTGTACTCTGGACATGGATGTGCGGGCCGCTGAAGGTTTGCACGAGAGTTCTCTTTGCGAATACGATCGTTTCATCCCTATGATCAGTGTCAAATTACCTTACATCCAGCTGTTCAACTACAATGCCACTATCAAGATCGACGACAAAGACTTCGAAGCTACCAACCCCGGAGTTTGGTGTCACAGTCTGCATGATCTAAAAAATCGTCAGGTGTTCACTGACTGGTCTAAATACTCTCAAGACGAAGTAATCACACTACACAAGGACTAAAAATGAAAGAATTCTTGATCAGCGACACAGCAGGTTTCAAACTTAGAGCCAAAATGTCCGCTTGCCTGGCACCAAAAGATCTTTATTGTGTGGAATTTATAGGCGAGCAGTACAACGACAAAGGAGAAATGATCAATGACTCCACGTATCAATTTTTTCTCACACCGGCCCACTTAAAGACTATTTCAACGGAATTCGAGAGGCTGACACATGAGGTGTGAAACCTGCGGACAAGACTACAGTCCTGCTTGTGATTATCAACAGGGACGTTGTCCATTGCATCCGCCCATGTGGAACTTCACTCCCTATCACTTTCGTTATCTAACCCTTATCAACTCTATCAAAAATTTCTTCAAACGAGGATAACATGGCAACCTGGAAAGTATCAACTTATTATAAGGATGAATAATGAGTACCATGCATGATCGAACACAAACAGATATCAACAGCGAAGTGGCAGATCGTATGATCTGGGTCACATTCCAGAAAGAAGGCGTTCATAAATACCCTGCAGCCTTAGAGGATCCTAAACTTGCGGACGTTAGCTTTCTTGGTTATCCCCATCGTCATATCTTCCATTTCCGGGTGTCAATCTCTGTGTTCCACAATGATCGGGACATCGAGTTCATCCAGTTCAAACGATGGTTGGAAGGGCTGTATAGTAATTCGAACGCAGTTCTAGAACTGGATTACAAATCCTGCGAAATGATCGCAGACGATCTCTATCGCCAGATAAACTTGCGTTATCCTGGCAGACATGTTATCATCTCAGTAAGCGAAGACAATGAGAACGGTTGCGAGATCGTCTATCGCGATCCGCGTACCCCAGAAAAAACTTTTTACCATCCAGTTTAATAGGAGAATATGATGGCACAACCCAAGTGGCTAGCGAAGTATCTGACCATGAAAAACGAAGTCAATTCTATTTTTGACGATCTCGAAGAATATCGAGACTTCTGTCGTAGCCATGGTCGCTGCTTCAATGAAGCCGCATTATACAACGAAAGAGACAGAGACTTCAGCGACTTCCTCAAGTTCAAAGAACGCGGATACGCCAAGAATCACTGGAACTGGGCCAACAAAGACCCTAACGAGCAGCGCAAGCCTTTCAACAAAGAGCACCGCGGCCCACGTGGGCACAACAACTATCGTTCAGGCGGATACAATCGCAATGCGTAAACTCTATTACATGGGCCTGGAAAGTTACAAGGCCCGTTACACACTACAACTCACTGAATGGAACCGCCGTGTGTTTGAACGCCGCGGACTGGATGTGAGCTATGTCCCGGGGCTGACGTTAGAAAACGGCCAGAAGATCGTGGTAGGCCAGGTGTTGGATGCACACGGTCGTTCATACTTTGGAATGAGCCAGCTGATGAATCTTGTGAGGCTCATGCAACAAGGAGAAGTAACCAATGAAGACGTTATCTACTTTGAAGACATGTTTCAGCCCGGTATCGAGAGCTTACCTTATATTCTTAATCAAGTGCCTGGGTCTCTCCGTCCTCGCATTTTTGTCCGTTGTCTTGCTCAAGCCATTGATCCTGATGACTTCGTACATGTCTGGGGTATGTCAAAGTGGATGGGACTCTATGAGAAAATGGTTTGCGAGCTAGTGCGTGACTCGGGTGGTGCTGTACTGGCCACCAATGAAGAGATGGTCATGCACATGAAGGTTGCCGGTTGGGACTGCCCTATCTACAACATCTCAGGCTTGGCATTTGGCAAGGAAGAAGTTCGCAGTCGTGTGCCAGGCGAACTCAAGCCGTTTGATCAGCGCACACGCCGTGTGGGCTTTGCCGCACGTTGGGATCAAGAGAAGCAACCAGACTTTTATATGGATCTCATTGAGCGTGTGAAAGTCACAGACTGGGGGCATGATATCGAGTTTGCCTTGTTCTCTGGTGCTGCACTGCGTAGCAACAATGACAGCTATATGGCACGTACTAGAGACCTACAAGCACGTGGACTGTTGACCATCTACGAAGATCTCGAAAAGAATGACTATTACAAACTGCTGGCAGACAGCCGTGTGTTGTTCAACTGTGCGCTACAGGATTGGGTTTCCAACACAGTGAGTGAGGCCGATACACTTGGATGCAATGTTCTGTATCCTGCTTATCGT